AGAAGCTGAAGCAATATATAAATTGCTAGAATTTTGGGTTAAGCAAACTTTTATTGATACCGCAACAGAAGATGAATTTGTTGACTATCATGCAATGCTTTTTGGGGTAACTAGAAAACAAGGAACTAAAGCAACTGGGGAAATATTAATAACAGGAAAACCTGGCACTACGACACCCGCTGGAACAATAGTATTAAAAACAGATGGTACAAAGTACCAATTGCTTTATGATACAACAATATTATCAAATGAAAAAGCGATTGCTGTGGTGGAATGTTTACAAAGAGGGGAGATTGGGAACTGCGCTATTGGAGAAATAGCAAATTTTGAAATTGCTAATGCTAATATTTTTACAGTGATTAATGAAAAATCGTTTACAAACGGATATGAAAAAGAACCTAATGATGTTTTAATATCAAGAGCGAAAGAAAGAATACTAAAACCAGCGCATAGCGGCAATATTTATGATTATGAGAAATGGGCAAAAGAAGTAGATGGAGTAGGTAGAGTTCTTGTTGAGCCATTGTGGAATGGAAATGGAACGGTAAAAGTAAGGATTGCCAATTACAAAAACGGAGTAGCCAATGAGGACTTAATACAAAAAGTAAAAGAAAGAATAGAAGCAGATAACGGTAGACCAGTTGGGGCTAATGTTACTGTAGTAAGTTTTGATAACAAAGATATTGAAATAACTGTTGGAGTTATATTAAGCCGAGGGGTGAAATTAAGCAATATATCAGATTTAATTATCTCTAAAATAAAGCAACAGATAAAAGATAATTCAGCGATTTATACTTTGAACAATCAGGAAATATTATCAATTAATCGAGTTGAAAAAATAATTTTATCAGTTGATGGAGTTGAAGATTGTAAAGTTTTAATTAACAATGATACAAAAAATATAATAGTAGATAGTAATGAAATATTAACAATAACAGGAGTTGTTGTCAATGAACAGTAAAATAAAGGCAGTATCGAAAATCGCTAGAAATAGTTTGCAAATTGACTTAATAAAAAGTCTAGTAGTAGAAACTCAGGAGATAAAAAAAAATATTGAAAAATATAAGGAATTTGCCTTTTTAAACTTTTTCAATGAAGAACAAATTTTAAAATATGAAAAATTTATGAATTTAGAAACTGACCTTAGTTTAACTCTACAGGATAGACGAGATAAAATTTTATATTATTTATTATCAAAGAGAATATTTTCGCCTTCTAACTTAAAAGAACAGGCTAGAATATTTGTAAATGGAGAAATTGAAATAACAGAAGTGTTTAACGAATACTATTTTATTATAAGATTTACAAGTATTTACGGAGTGCCGCCCAATTTAAAAAATTTTATTAATTTTATTGAATTAAATAAACCTGCCCATTTGGGTTATAAAATAGTTTATAGTTATATGACTTGGGATGAGTTTGATAGATACAATAAAACTTGGGATTCTTGGGATTTGTTAAATTTAAATTGGGAAGATAGGGAAAAATATAAAGAGTAAAGGAAGTGATTTAGTATGCCAGCAATAAATAAAACAAGTTTAGGACTTAACCAATGGCTTGGGAATGAATACCCTAAGAGAATTGATTTTGTTGAAGACAATAAAATAATAGATGATGAATTAATTAAGAGGGTAAAATATACAGATGTAGCAACAGACACAACAGCAGGAATAGTAACTCTTAATACGATAAGCGATAAAATAAAACTAGAAGCTCCAAAACCTGATTTGACACCATATATTCCATTTTCAAAAGGATATAGGAATAGTAGTAATAGTGACTTTGTATTAAGAGCGAATTTATCTAACACTTGGACACCAAGTCTTCTAGATATGTATTCTTCTGATGGGAGTTATGTTGGTACATATCATACTAACGGCGGGAGAGCTTATTATAAAGTACCGAATCGTAATGGTGGTAATTGGTGCGAAATCATGGATAATCATGATATGGCTGCAAGAGATAATCGTATGAACGTGATAGATGGAAATGTAAACGCAGCACGAGGAAGAGCTGATGACGCTTGGAACAGGACACAGCATTTGTATGATTTACGTAACCAAGATAATAATGATAAGTGGCAGAATTATATAAGAGACATCAGACTTGCAGGTTTTATGGAGTTACCTCTGTGGGGTGCAAATACATCTACTGAAAGAGGCGGTTATGTGGGAACAGGTATAAGAAACCATGATGCTAATTCTGTTCTGGGAACAGGTGATTACGCACAATTGAGGGCGTTGCAATTTTTTAGAAACGGACAATGGTTAAACATAGGATTTGCATAGAAGGAGGTAAAAATGAAATTTATAGTAGATAGAACTGAAGCGAAACAATTTAAAGATGGTATGAAATACATTGCCATATTTGATAAAGATAATAAAGATTGGTATGAAGAATTAAAAAAATTCAAGACCGACACTTTAAAAGTAATGTACAACAAGGAAACTTATTTGGTTTTAAGCACAAACAAAGAGGCGTCGTTTTTAGCTCCAACAATGGTTGGAGATGTAGTGGAAGAAATAGAATATCAGGATGTAAAAGTAAATCCAAATTTGTATTTTGTGGATGGAAAAGTTGTAGAATTACAGAATTATGAAACTATTAAAAATGGTAAAATTGTATTTAATCGAGACAAAAAAATAGAAGAAATAAAAAAAGAATTATACGATTTAAGAGTGGAGCGTGATATTGCACCATTTGAATTTGAAGTTGATGGTGTGGCATATTTGCAAAATAACAGGAGTATAGATCAATCAAATTTAACAAGAATTGTCGTAATGTGCCAAGCATTGAAGAAAACAACTTTTGAGAATTGGAAATTTTATACAAAGGAAAATAGTGAGAAATATGTAAATTTAACTATACAGGACATGATGAAAATGGCAAACATAATGCAAGAACAGACTACTAAATCAATGGCTGCAGAAACATTTTTGACTCATCGTTTGGAAAATCTAACTGACGAGGAATTAAAAAAATACAATGCAAAAGAAGAGTATGAAAAAGCATATAAAAATATGTAGAGGGAGAAATTATGGAATTAGAAAAAGATAAGCTATATATATGTTTTCATAAGCCCAAAAGACTGATAGGGCATTTGATAGTATTGTGGACGTTTGGAAAATATTCGCATGCCGAATTTATTTACAATGGGCAAGTTTTTTTGTCTAATCCTGGCGGAGTTAGAACAAGGAAATTTGAGTTTCAAAAAAATATGGATATTTATGAGTTAGATAGTAATATTGATGCAGAAGATATTATTGAGTTTTTTAAAACAGCACAATGCAATAGATTATGCTTTACAGTTCACTTTGACATATAAATTGAAATCGTTAAAGGACAGGGTTGGCTATCAGTTCAATCCATCCAAATTGTTTAAGTATTTAAAAAATATGGAATTAATAAAAGAAAAAGGAGTGATTTAAATGAATATAGAAAAATTGATATGCACAGAAATAGAATTGGACGGTAAAAAATATAAAGTTGTTGGAGTAAAATTTGAAAAAGATAACGTAATATTGAATGTTGAAGAAATAAAGGAAGTGATATAAATGTACGTATTAAGTAAATTAAGTTTAAAAAGACTAGAAGGAGTTCATCCGAAACTTTCAGAATTGTTTAAGAGGGCAATATCTAACAGCCCACATGATTTTATGGTAGTACAAGGATTAAGGACAGCAGAATATCAAAAAGAGTTATATAGCCAAGGACGGACAAAACCTGGAAAAATTGTAACAAATTGTGACGGGTATAATCATAAGTCAAATCATCAGGCTAAAAGTGATGGATATGGACACGCTGTCGACTTTGCAATTTATGATCCATCGATTCCGGGGAACATTGATTGGGATAACGATAAAAAATATAAAGAAGTTGCGGAGCATTTAAAAAAGGTTGCAGAAGAAATGAAAATAAATATTGAATGGGGTGGAGATTGGCGAAAATTTAAGGATTACCCACACATTGAATTAAAATAGTAAAAATAGGAGTGATAAAAATGGATAAACAGTTACAAGTAATTTTAATAGGAATGTTGGTAGATTTTACCAGAAAAGAAATACTAGAAAAGGAAATAATTTTTGGAGCCAAAAAAGGAATAGAAAAACTGGAAGCTGTTAAGAATAACTTTTTTGGGAAGTTTAAGGATTTTATAAAAAAAGCGCAAGAGATAAACAATCCATATATTCCTGATGACATTGAAAGATTTACTGAAGATTTATTACTAAAGGGCGCTGAAACACTTGAAAAAACTGTAAATGTAGATGAAATAATACATAAAATACTTGGAGAAGAAAAAACAGCGATAGGAATATAAGGAGCATAAATGATAGAGGATTTAAAGGTAATAATAGACAATCACGGACTTTTTCTGATATTGTTTTTCAGCGGGGTGTTGTTCGGAGTGGTTGCCCAGAAAATGATAGACAATCAGCCAGTAAAACCGTATATCAAACGTATAGCCGTTGCTGGAATGACAATGGCTATTGCTCTATCTCTTAACAAAGTGGTGGGGCATTTCAATGCGGGTTTTCTGTACCCTTGGAGTCCTGTGCTGGGATTTTTTGGGGAAGCTGTAATGGAAACGATCAATCAGAAAAGATATGGAATCAGCAAAGGATTTTTGGAACTAATGCTGGAAAAGTTCGGATTTGTCAAGAAGAGGGATGATAAAGATGAAAATATATCACAGAAGTAGGAAGTTTGCAATCGTAATGTTTGCGCTGATATTTTTAAATTCAGCAATCACTCTGAAATTAAGAGGCTATCAGAGAAGGCAGAATCTGAATTTATTACGGAACGAGTTGAAGAGTGAAAGCAAAAAAGAAATATTTGATTCTATAGAAGAAAAGTCGAAGACGGAAGATTTAATACTTCTGATAAGTACAAACTTTATCGCTTTAATGATAACTGTTGGATTCGACAGATTCGGAGTATTTGAAGAAAGTGATGAAACTGTAAAGAAAAATAAGAAAAAACTTGTGGAATTGTTTTTGTAAGTTGTTGGGATAGTCAGAAATGGCTATCCCCTTTTTTTATTATTTCTATAAAGAACGTATAAATTTTTATAACTATTTTATGGTAATATACAAGTAGTATACATTTTTACAAATATTAAATTTATGAATAAATATGCGGATTCCCTAAACATCGAAGAACTTTAAAATATATTTTTTTTAACTTGTAAATATATATTGTAATGATTATAAAATTATGATAAAATTAAATAAAGAATTTTGAATAACAAAATATTAATAGCTTTATAC